CGGCCACTACTATACCTGTAGCCTCTGTTAAAAATATGAATCCTACAGGTAAAATTAGAATTAACTCTGAAGTAATTATTTATACTTCTATTTCTGGTAATAATATAATTTGTGAAGCTTCAGGTCGTGGAGCAGACGGCACAACAGCTGCAGGTCATACATCTGGTGACACAGTTACAAATTTTGTTGACATGGTTTCAGATATTCTTGAAGCTAGTTTTAGAAACGAAAGTGATGTAGATACACCACTATCAAAAATTAATAGATCACAATATCAAGCTTTCTCAAACAAAAGTTCTACAGGTCAACCATCACAATATTTTGTACAAAGATTTATAGATAAAGTTACAATAACTTTATATTTAACACCAGGCGATACACAGGCCGGTAAATTTATTTATTTTTATTATGTAAAAAGAATACAAGATGCAGGTAAATATACTAAC